TTAGTTCCAGGACCATTGAAGTGTGCGGAGTGTGAGGCGGGCGGCGAGACGGCGGAGTGGCGTGGTGATGGCGGCGGCGAGGGCTTGGCCGTGCTGGCAGTAGAGGCGGATCGTGCGGTCGCTGGCATGGCGGAGCATGGCGCGGCGGTATTCCATCCAACGAGTAGTGGCCGTGCCGAAGGCGGCGCGGGCTACCCAGCAACAGGCGGAGGCGGCGGCTCCTATGACGGCGCTGGCTCCCATGGCTGCTCCTTGGAGGCCCATATTCGCGGCATTGTCGCTGGCCTTGGCTCCCATGTAGGCGCTTTGGAGGGCGGCGTTGTTGTTTTGCACGGTGTTCCAGCGGGAATCGAGCATGGAGGCGTTGACGGCAGCGACATTTCCGGCCATCTGGGTGGCGTTGTTGTAGGTGTTGCCGATCATCTGGCCGGAGTTACCGAGGGTGCTGGCTCCCATGCCGAGGGCTGGGTTCATGGCGCGGGCGTAGGGGTCGATGGTGATGTTGGCTCCAGCGAGGCTGCTGCGGAGGTTGGCTTGGTTCATCCTGGTGTTGGCGGATTGGCCGAGGATGTTGCCGACTTGGCCGATGCGGTTTTGCCGGTTGCCGACGAGCATTTGATTGGTGGAGCCTGCGAAGTTGCGGCGGTCGGCCTCGCGCTGGCTGGCGTAGGCGTCGCGGTTGAGGACTTCGGCGGCGAGGGCGGCGTTGCTGACGCCGAGGCCACGAGCGGCCATTCCGGCGCGGGCTTGCTGGGTGGCTTGGCGCTCTTGCTCGGGGCTGAGAGTGCGGCCGAGGGCGAGTTCGCTGGTGGCTTGGCGCTGAAGTTCGCGCTCGATGTCGGTGCCTTCGAGGTCGCGGGCGGCGGCGTAGCCAAGTTGCTCGGTATAGTCGCCGATAGTTCCGAGCGCGGCGACTTGGTCTTCGGCGGCAATGAGCTGGTCGGTGGCGCGGCGGGTGTAGAGATTAGGGGCGGCTTCTCCGATGGCGACTTTTTCCCAACGGCCCTCGGCGGTTTTCTTGTTCTTACCTGTGCCGGTGGTTTCACCAGGAATCCACTTGTTCTCGTAGAGGGTGCCGCCTTCGCCAGAGAGGTTTGAAGCGAAGTTGGATACCGTTCCAAGTTGAAGCCTTTCGAGTTTTGGATAGGCTTCGATCTGCGCGTTGAGCTGGTCGCGGTAGTCTTCTTTAGCGGCTCCACGCGATTGCGCCATCAAAGCGCCGTAGTCAATAGGCTGCGCTTGTGGCGGAGCTTTTTGTTCCTTTGGCTTTTGTGCTGAACTACCTCCCATTACGCTACCCTCCTTTCGAGACCAACGCGGCGGGCGAGTTTGGCCCATGGGTAGGCGTGGGGTTGGAAGGAATTGCGGCGGTGCCAGATGGCCCACTCTTGGGGGTGCGTGGCGACGCGGAGAAATTCGCGGACGGGATTCGCGTGGCCGACCGAGGCGGCCAACTCGACGAACCAGGCGTTTGGGGGGAGGTCGTAGGTCATGGTGTTAGTGTCTGGGGAGTAGTGGACTTCGTGGGCGAGGAGGAAGACTTGCGGGGTGTTGAAAACGAGGCCGTGGGCCATGTGCCAGGCGAGGAGGGATTCAAAAGATTCAGTGGTGTTGTCGTCATGCCAGTTGCGGGCTCGTTCCCAGGGGAGCATTGCGTTAGCCTCCGAAAACGACGAAGCGGATGCCGTCGTAGTTGGCTGCCGTGCCAGCGTAGTTGGTTGTGGTGATGTCGGCGTAATTCAGTGTTTGCGTTGTTGCCCCAACGAGACCGACTGCGGTGCCGTTTGAGGCTGCGGCTGACCCGAGTGAAATGTAATCCACGGTGAGAGGGGCGGTTTCAAAAAAGATGCGGTAAAGACCAGTTCCTCGCCGGGCCACTTTGCTGATGTTGTATTTGCGCTTGATGGCGATCGGGCTGAAAATCTGCGAGGTCATTACTTCAATGAGGGCGGCGGTATGAACTCCTGTGCCGACGGTGGTGTTTATTGTGATGGCCGTTCCGCCAGAAGTTGCGGACACCGTAAATGTCGAGCCAGCAGTAGCGGCTGTTACAAAATAAGTAGTGCCAGCAGTTAAGTTTGCAGGCAAGGCGCCTCCTAGGTTTGAAAAAACCACTTTCTGTCCAATGGCCAACGCATGCCCAGGCCAGCTAATGTTTGCCGAGTTTAATGTGAAAGTAACATTTGCGCTGGGAGTTGTGGCCGGAATGAAGGTAAGAGCGGCGTGCGTGCCGGTGCCTGCTGTGCTGGGAGTGATTACAGAACCGCCAGATGTCGCTGAAACTTGAAAGGCATTTCCGGCAACGCTTACCACATAGTAATTTACGCCAGCAGTTATTCCAGTTGGCAATACGCCGCCCGAATTTGAAAATGTGACGACTTGGTTGGGTTTTAATGTATGCCCCGTCCAAGTGATGTTTGCGCTATTGGCAACAAAAGTTACTGTGGAACTCCATGGAGCGGTTCCTGATAAATTAAACTCAAAAGTCGTCGCGGTAGCGTTCTGCACTTCCCAAGTTCCGTTCAAGAAAGCGTAGAATCCTGTCAACGCATTGAATGTAATCCAGTTGCCATTCGACAGGCCATGGCCAGTCGAGCGGGTGACTTGGATTTTAGTGTCTGTGAGGCGTGCGAAGACAGCACCGGCCACTACAGAGTCGGTAATGTCGCCGTCGAAAAGCACCCAGGCTGTTGCCAACTGATCCACATTCCCGGCCAGCTTGGAGGTCGTTATTGAACCGTCGGCAATTTTGTTCGTAGTCACGAATCCATTTTGCATGGCTCCACGGCCAAATCGGGCTGTATGCACGCCCGATTGAGCGCCTGCGGTGGTGTTGATAGCCGTGCCCCCAGAGGTCGCGGAAATTTGAAAGGTGTTCGTGTCGACATTGACTACATAGTATTCCGTTCCGGCAGCAATAGCCGTTGGCAAAGCCCCCGTGGTCGAGAACTCCACGATGTCGCCATTTTGCAGAGTGTGCCCGGTCCATGTGACGACGCCAGGATTTGCCGATGTCATCGTGACTGCCGAGGAAACAACATTCAGCGTCCCATCCGCCAACCGGCCAGTCATTTTGGCCGCCGTGACATTGCCAGTGGCCGTGACATTGCCAGTGGCCGTGACATTGCCAGTGGCCGTGACATTGCCAGTGGCCGTGACATTGCCAGTGGCCGTGACATTGCCGGTAGCGATGTCCCCACTGATGGCCGCGCCAGAGATTTTGCCGGGCGTAGAAATAGTGGCGAGTTTTGTGTCTGCTATCGCCGCAGTCGGCGAGATGTCGGAGTTTGTGATGGTTGCGGGAGCGAGTGTCGGAGACGCCGCGCTGTTGAGCTTGGCCGGGGTCACGACTTCGCCGGATGTAAAAGTATAGCCTGGGGTAAGTGTTGCCATGATTAGTTAAGGGTGCGGGTTTCGGAGCTGGCAGGGCCAGTGAGAGCGGCCTCGGCGGTGATTTGTCGAAGGATTGGGCGGCCAGCCGTGGTGCGGTAGCGGAGGTCAAGCGCCGTGGCTTTACAGCGCAGCGGCGTTTTGAGGGTGTAGTCCTCTTGGCTGCCTGCTGCGTTGCTGAGGGCAGCGATTTCAAAGTCATTGTCGTAATCCGTCGTCACCGCATCGAGCGAGCAGGCGCTTCCAGCGGGCAGGACCGTGCTGGCTTTGACGCGCAGCAGGCGCTTGGCGTTGAGGTTTCCCCACCCATAGCGGCGAGTTAGGAGCGAGGCCGCGACGGGAGTCTGGCTGCTACCAAAAGCTCCATCATCATTGCCATCTTCGTTTTCGTCGATCAGGTAGAGGCTGCCGTAGCGCGAGCTGGCAAACAGACGGCGCTGCGTGCCGTAGTCGCTCACCAGCAACCGATCCACGCCGAATGGGAAAACATCCTTCGTCTCCCACTGGGCGTTCAGCATGTTGAAAACAAAGACCGCATTCGGGATCGCGCTCTCCCCGGTTGGGACGGCCAAAAAATAGCGGTTGTCAAAATACACCGCATTGCTCGTCTCGACGCTGTTGTTATTGATGGTCGCCACCAGGTCGCTGATCGGATCGCTCAGTGGCATGGTGTTCCCTCTCAGCTTGAGATCGAACTGGCTATCGAGCCGGTAAACTCCACGGTCGCTCAAGAAAAGCACCGCCGTTCCCGCTGTCGTGATGGTTCTTTTCGCGCTGCAACCGATCTCATTTGTCAGCAGTTGCAGGCTGGAGGCGGCGGGATCAATCGACACGCCATCCGCACCAATCACCGCCGTGGCCAGCCAGATGCTCTTGCGGCAAAAGACAAGAATTTGCGATTCGCTGAAAGGATGCAGGCCGACGATGTAGTCATTCGAGCCCGCATTGGCGCGAAACGCCTTCGCCACCGCGTCGTAGGTCTCGGCATCGAAGACATCGCTCACCAGCACCTCGTCACGGTTTCGGGCGATGACGAGTTGGTTGTTGTGGTAGGTAGCAATGCTGGTGCTCGGCAAACGAGAGTAGGTCACTCCCAGCGGATGCGCCCCTTGCTCCACGCGCACAAAGTTATTGTCAAGGTTTCCGTCCCACACCAAAGCGGGCAGAACCCGGCGCGCAAAAATCTTTCCAACGGCAGCAGGATCAGTCACCGAGACCGGCAGCGTGTAGCTGAACTCGGTGGCGCTCACTTTGGTCACTACCCAATCCCCATTGAATCCGAGGGTTTCCGATTCGCTGATCCGCACCACCGAGCCCGTCTTGTAGCCATGCGCGGCATCCATTGTCACCAGCGCGGTGCCGCTGGTGTTGGAGATGGATTGCACTCGATGCGAGATATCCGACGGCCTGGTGCGTAGCAGGTAGAGCTTATCAAAAGCCTGCACGATCTCGACATCATCCCCGTTCTCCATTGTGTCGCCAAGCGGGTAGGCCACCGACTCTACCGTGGCCGCATTATGCCGCCACAAGTAAGCCTCGGATGGAGCGGCTAGGACGATGTATTCCCGCGCATTGTCAAATCGTGGCGAGGAGTAGATGCCACTCTGGATGATGTCGCCGCCATAGGTCGTCTTTACGACAGGACCGTTGTTGGCGATAGGCGATCCGCCTGCGAGGCCGGGAGCACCAGAGACTACGGAATAGGTGAAATCTGTTGGCGAGGTCACAGAGATTTGAAAATCGCCATTGTATTCGCTGCCGGATGCGCCGCTGATATTGACCCAGCTTAAATTCGAGAGGTTATGCGGTGCGGAAAAGCTCGCCGTCGCCAGCCCGCCGACTTGAGTCAGCGTGGCAATCGAGCGGTTTGTCCCGAGCGTAAAATTCAACAACAAAACATCCGTCGAGGGATTGATGTTCTCTGCAACCCGCTTCGCGCCTTTGCGCGTCTGGGCGACGCCTCGGTCGAGTCGCATGTTTTCGGCGTATTGGACCATCCCCGGCTGAAGTTGCAGCGGGTTGAGGCGGGAGGCCATGCCGAGGAATCCGGCATCGCCTTCGACTATGGTTTGGTCATCGGGCATCTACCTTCTATTCTGCGGGGGCTTGTCAAGGAGGGCGCGGGCGGCGTAATCGTTGCCGAATTTTAGATCCATGTAGAAAGTCTCGCCCTCCGCTTCCCATGAGACGATGCAGAGGCCGACATCGAAGTGCTCGGCGAGCAGGTCGCGGATTTGGAGCATCACGGCCTCGCGGTCTTTCGGTGGGGAGGATTTGGGTTTGCGAATGCGGCTCATGCGTTGCCCTCCTCGACGAGCAGGTAGGGGATTGTCTTCTGACCGGCGCGGTCCATTTCGGAATAGACGAGGGCGACGAACGCGGGCCATTGGCTGGGGTGGATCGTCTGACAGCCGAGCGAACTCGTAGTGTTGTAGCCTCCTTTGTGCAGGTTGATGGCGGTTCCCATGCTGTCGCCTTCGCCGTCGCGGGTCACGGGGAGTTGTTCGCCAGGCGTGGCGGGGCGCAGGGCGGGGTAGCCGCCGCCGGGTTTGCTCAGGCCGTGTTTGCCTTTGCGGTAGCGGTGGACGCCGGGTTTCAGCACAGCGATGCCTTGGCGCCTCACGCTCGGATCGGTGTTGGCGTTGAAGGTGGCGTAGGCGTTTGGCGAAACGAGAAAAATCGCGTCATCATAGATGCCTCGGTCGTTCTTGGCCGGATCACCCATCGTTGCGCGGTAGTAGCCTCGAATACCCACCAGCGCGACTTCATCGGCGACGCGAGCTTTTACAAGCAGGGCTTGCGTCTTGGATTTGGCTTGCTGGGGGCGGCTCGGGGGGAGCATGGGGAGTTAGTGCCTCACTTGTCTTTGAGCGCGGGGATTTCGGGGAGCTGGTAGCAGAAGGTGCCGTAGTCGGTCTTGAGACAGACCTGGGGCGAGCCCAAACTGGAGCAGCCGGTCAAAAACGAGATGGTCACAAAGATGTAACCGATCAGCAGGCCGGTTGTGGCAATCTGAGCGGGGCTACTCATTTCTTCTCGTTGCGGATCACCTCGTAGGCTCCTACGAGCGCGATGATCGCGGCGCTAATGGCGGAAAATTGGTCGGGGCTAACCTGCCAACCGGTGAGGGCTACGAGCGAGGCGATGCCAGCCCAGGTGGATTTTTGTTTTAGGTGCGAGAGGATTTTATTCATGGGGGAGGGAGTTTTAAGTTTTAAGAATTAAGTTTTAAGGGTCGTGCGGCGGGCGCTTCTTGTTGAGGATGGCGTAGAGCGAGGCCACGCCGACCGCGATGCCGACTAGAAGCGAGGCGATGCGCAGCCAGGCTTCGATCTCGGGAAGCATCGACACCCCGAGCCCCGTCGCCGTAGCGACGAGGCCGGTGAGACTGGCTGTGGCTTGGTGCGTGTCCATTGTTAGCTCAGCGCGGCGGCGAGTTGGGCTCCGGTGGTGGCCACGGTCGAGCATTGCGCCAAACGGGTCGTCTCCAGGAGATCCGTCTTAACTTTTATGGCCGAGATGTCGCTGTTCGCTGGCGCGGTGTAGGCGCTGCCTGCGAGGCGTGTGCTGATGGCTTGGTCCACTCGCCCAAGCTCAACCGAAAGCTCCGATCTTACCTGGCTGGCTATTGCCGAGGCCGAGGGCACGGTTGGTGCGTTGGTGAGCGTGGTGACGGTGCCTCCAGTGATTTCTTTGGTTGCGGCTCCCCAGACGGCGTTGGCGATTTCAGCCTCGGTTGGAACATCTGGCGAGTTGGTCAGCGTTGTGGCCGTGTCAACCATCCCGCCGGTGATGGTGCGTGTTGCTGCGCCCCACACGGCGGTGGCGATGTCTGATCCAGTGACAAAGGCTGTGCCAACCGTGTTGTCTGTGGCGACTCCCACCGCAACCTGACTTGGCAGCGGCACTGCCAGCGTGCCTGTGGCCGCTCCTCCTGCGTAGCTTAATCCGCTGCGCACATGACTGGCGGCTGGCATGGCGGCGTTTTGCGTGGCGTCGATGAGGGTCTTTGCGCCTGCGGTGTCGGCGTAATTGAAGACGGCGACATTGGTGTTGGCTTTTTTCAATCGAAATCCCGTTCCCGTGAGCGGTGGTTGGCCGCGAGAGCCAAACTCGATTTCCTGAAACTCGACAACTCCCATGGCGGCATTGTTCACGCCAGCGGCAGCAGTTAATCCGGTTGACCCCGGCCCAAATCCGTTACCCACGGCGCGAGTTACGGAGATTGTGCCTGTGGAGGTGTTGTGCGCTCCGGGCGCAGCCGTGCCGCCGATGGCTTGGCCCACGATATTAAGATTTCCCAGAATAGAATTTATAGCTCCATAGGCGGTGGCGTTTGAGCCTCCGGTAAAATTCCCTGTGAGTGTGGCCGTTGTGGCCGCATTGAGTTGGTAAGCATGACATCCAGCCAAAGAGCCTCCGGTGGCGTTTCCGCTAAAAGAATGTGAGCCGGTAGAATCCAATCGGATTCCCGGTGTGTTGATGCTCCCTGTCCCTGCGGATAAGCTGGTGCAGGTTATCGATGTTGATCCAGAGCCTGATGCATAAATTCCACTTGAGTCACTTGCCGAACCCGCTGCAATAGTTGTCGCCGTGACGGTCAGCAAGCCGGAGCTTGAGTGGGCTATAGCGCGTCCGGAGCCGGTGCCTCCAGTCAAATTCCCAACGACGCTGGCGGAAACTGTGCCTGTTGTAGATACGCAAACCGTCGCGCCAGCAAATACATTTGCCGTCAATGTAACTCCATCCGACAACGCAAATCCTCCTCCCGCCGTGGCCCCGCTGGTAGCATCATTGCGAACCTGTCCGGTTGAGCCGAGATTTGTCGAGATATTCACGGTGATGACAAAGGAATTGGCCATAAGGACATCGCCTGCGACGAATGTGACCGCCGAGGCCGTGCCGCTGGGCATGGTGGACCAGACATCGGCGGCGTTTATGTTTCCCGTTTTGCGGGCGAAGTAGGTAGGCATGATTAGAGTCCTTTCGCGGCGATGTAGGATTGAAGCGCGGCTTGGATTGCGCCAACCGCTTGCTGTGTGGGTTCGTCGCTGCCTGCCAGTGATCCGAGCGCTATGCCGATGGCGGCTTCGTCTGCGGTTATGACTTCGCCGTCTTCGATGCGTGTCGGGACGAGGCGCATGGCGACATTGGCGTCACTGGAACCATCGCCGAGGTATCGACCTGTGATGGCCAAGTTGAGCGAATATTTTGGGTATTGTTTGCCGTCGATTTCGATGGGGTTGGTAGCGATCATGGTGTTTGGATTTTTGAGGTTTAGGAAAATTGGAGGTTGGTTTTGTTCGACCACGCGCCGGTGGCCGAGTGCTCCGAGACGACATCGCCTGCGGAGTTGCTGGTGATGCGGTAGATGGTCCAGGCGGTGGAATCCTCGGCGGGTCCGGTTGCGGGGTAGTCTGCCCAGGCGAGGCGGCCGAGGTAGAGGTGGTTGCCGTCTGCGGCGTGGAGGAGCTGGTAGTCGCTGGGGTCGCGGGGGCGGGCGAGGCGGAAAACTTCGTTGGTGTGGTCTTTGCTGTAAAGTCGGCGGTCGGCGAGGTTGAGGGCGAGGGAGCCCTGGGCCACTTGCGCGGCGGTGGGGATTCGGCCTGGGACCGTGGAGCGGAGCAGTTGGATGACCGTGGCCATTTAGGAAGTTTTAAGTTTTAAGGATTAAGTTTTAAGCAGGGGCCCCGTGGAGCGGCGGGCGGGTTGGAACCGCACCGCCGCTGTGGGGAGGGAGGGGAGCTATTAGAAGCTGCCGCCGTCGATTTCTGCCTCAATCGCGTCCAGACGCGAATCGAGAGAATTTTCGGCTGCTGTGGCGCGTGAAATCTCGCTGTTCAGCGAGTTGGTCACTGCGGTCACTGCTGAGGCACGATCCGTGATCTCTGTCGCCAAATTGGCGGCGATGACGCCTTCTGCGGCGGTCGCACGCGAGATTTCGCTGGAGAGGTTCGATGTCAATGTGGAATCAGCACTCGTGCGAGCGGATGTCTCGGTGGAGAGATTGCCTGCAACGGTGTTGATGTTCGACTGGACGGTCGTGATGGCAGCGGCGCGGTCGCTGATCTCGGTGGCGAGATTGGCGGCGATGACGCCTTCGGCTGCGGTGGCGCGGTTGACTTCGGCTGTGAGGGCCGAGGAGGCGCTGGAAGCGAGGCTGGTGATGGCACCATTCAGCGTGCTGTCTGCGCTCTGGAAAGCGCTCACAACCTCTGTCAAGCTATCGAGGGCTGCGCCGTCAACATTCGAGAGAACATTGTCGATGCGGGTTCCGAGCGCTTGCTCCGCTGCGGTGGCCCGGGAAGCCTCTGCGGAGATCGCCGAGGTGCGATTGCTGGTCTCTGTGGAGAGAGCGGCTGCGGTCGCGTAGTGGGCACCACCGACTGGCACGACTGCGGAGCCGTCGCCAATGTAGAGGATGCCGTCAACTTTGTTATATGCTGGCTCGCCTGAAAGCAAGCTGGAGGGGGCTCCGGCTGCGCCGGTAAGTCTGCGTTTGATGCGAATGTTTGCCATGATGTTTTAGGGGTATTGGGGTTGTTCTGCGGGGTTAGTCCTAAAACTCACCGCCGTCCGAATCGGCGACGATGGGTATGTAGGAAAGGGTTTCGACATCCCAGCGGTGTGGGAGGTTGGTATCTGCGGGAAAGTAAATGCGGCCGACCAAGCCAGGCGCGGGGAAGTCGGCGACGGCGGGGAAAGTCTGCACATCGTCGAAGTCGTCCGGGATCATCGCGCCGGAGATTTGGCCCGAGGAGTCGAGCTGGGGCAGAGCGATATTCTGCGCCGCACCGGAAAATGGGTTGAAGAAAACCTGCGACATTAAGTGTAGGGCGGGAATTTAATCTCGACGCTGCGGATCTCCGCGTTGTCGGCCGTGGGGGGATTGGCTCCGAAATAGGTATTCACGATTCGGGCTACCGAGGTGCCGTTGAAAGTGAAATCGACATAGCTTGTGTTGTTCGTCGCAGGGGATGTGAAACGAACATTTTCATACTTCGTATAAGCGGGAGTGGGAAAACCTGTGCTCACCCGCAGAGCCCCATCTGGTGTGGCTTGGACGGGCTGGACAATGCCAGCGGTGTTGCGAGCGGCGATCTGAATTGTGGGGTTACTCATGTCGTTATTTTTATTATGGGAGAGGGTGTCAAGGGGGTGGTTATTGGAAGCTGGCGGAGTAGCGGCGGACCTCGCCTTTTCTCAACCACGCGTCATCCATGCGTTGTTGCAGGATACCTTCGGCTCGGGCGAACTGGTAGTTGGCTTTGTCCATTTGGCCGTCCTCAGAAAGAGTCTCAGCGAGGCTGTAAAACTTGAGGTAGTCGGCGAGGAAGGCAGGGATGCGGTGGCGTAGCCAGAACTCCTCGTTGGTCGGGAGATTGCCGGTTGTGTCAGCGATAGCCTCGTAGCAATCGCCGGTCGAGTTGTAGTAAACGAGGTCGCCCGCTGCGTAAGCGGTGGAGGAGTTGAACGCGGTGCTGGTGAATTTTGGCTGAGGCAGCGAGAACTCGACCCATACTTGACCGGAGATGTAGTCCGTATCGGTGATGAGGATGCGGTCTTCGGTGACGACGAAATCCAGCGAGAGCGTGACGCGGCCCTCGTCGGGCTTGATGTCATAAACCTTAAGCACATTCCCAATGGCCTTCTGGCCTGGAGCCAGAAGCGGGATGTAGGGAATGAACTCCTCGGCAGGCGCATTCGTGCTCGTCTCGATGTATGTCGCCGTTGTGCGGTCGTTCCACGCGACATCCACGGCGGTGTCGATATTCAGCATATCGCCCGCTGCGGTCGTGCTGACGCGCTTGATGCGCCACACAGGGTCCGCAAATTGCGAGCCCTGCAAGGCCCGTCCAATGTAAGAGGTCGTGCCAACATAATCGCTCTCGTAGGTATAAAGCCCCGGAGCGTAGCCCTCGCCTACCGGCGTGCGGGCCTCGGTGAGATAGACATCCGGCCAATCGAAAAATGTCCAAGCCGTCGCGGCAGCGGTGGTCAAATACTCCGCCAACGCCGTGGCCTGCGAGGCCATGAGCGGCTGCGCAGGGTCGATGCCCATGCGGCTGATGACGCCATCGCGGACTGTGCGGTAGGGGGTGGCTTTCATTGTGCGCCTCCTTGCATTTCCTCGGCGACTTTTTGCAGGCCGGGTTGGGCGCCGACGCGGCCGATTTGGGCGTTTTGTTGTTGTTGGACTTGGAAGGCGAAGGATTCCATGCGGGCGTTGAGCATGGCGGCGAAGATTTGGTCCTGTTGCAGGCGTTGCTGGATTGCCGGGTTGCTCTGGATGATGTTTTGCAGCGTCTGCAAACGGAGCTGGAAGTTCTGGCCTTCGCTCTTGAGCGGTGGCTCGGTGCCGGCGGCGATTTTCGTATATTGGACTTGCTCGTCGTCGATTTCTTGCTGGCTGGCGGCCTCGGCGTCGCGGATGAGGAGCTCGGAGAGATTGGGGTCGATGGAGCCGAAGAGGAATTTGACCAGACCGGCGCGGTCGATGACGCCTTGCGTGTCGAGGGGGATGAGCTGGGTGAGACCCTGCAATTTGATCTTGAGGGCCTCGGAGTCGAGCGTGCGGGCGTCGAAATCAAGGCGGAGGTCGTATTTGCCCTGGATGTCTTGGCGGCTGGCGCGGAAGGGGGTGGGTAGGCCGCCGGCGACGCGGACGAATTGGATATCGTCGAGGTATTGCTGACAGAGCTGAAATGTTTGGCCGAGGATGAGGGCCATGTCGGCGAGCCAGGTATCGACCAGATCCTGCTGGGCGAGGAGAGCACGCTGCGGGGCCATGTCGGCGCGGGGGATGCCGAAATACTCGTCCACATCGCGCCGGGTGGCGGCTTCGATTTCAATGGTGCCCATGTCATTCACAGGAGGGGCCATCCATTGGAACTCGCCCGGGCGACGCTCTGGGAGCTGCTTGGCGGGGCCGAGGACGATCTCCATTTTGCCGCGATTGGCTGGGACTTTGAGAGGGGGGAGAATGGTGAGCGAGGCGCGGTCGCTGCGGTAGTCGCGTTGCACTTTGATCTCGCTCTGCTGGGTGGCGACGAGCTCTGGCACGCCTCGGGCCTCGATGAGCGGGCGGCTGGTGCGTTCGAGGGGTAGCTCGATGAAGGGATACTGCCCGTGCTCGTAGCCCATGGCCTCGGACTTGGCGACACGGTCCACCACGCTGGGCTGAATGTGGGTGCAGATGACCTCCATGGCGCC